AATCTCGCTGGACTGGTCACTGCCAACAGTGCTTAGATTGTTGACACAAACAATCTCGACAACATCACCAGCAGTCAGGGCTGTATTGAAAGTAACCGTGATACCATCTGTTGCAGTGTAATCTACATCACGTTGCTGTAGAACACCGTTAGCATAGACATTCTCCCTACCTGTGGAGTATTGAAGAGTACCACCCGATTCACCAGAACCAGAGAATACAGTCTGACTAGCGGTAGCAGTAGTTCTCCATCGGGTGTATCCAGGAATATCTGTATCGCTAAGTCGGTTATCTACATACTGTTTGGTGACTGCATCAGAGTCGTTATTAGGGATACCAAGATTAGTGACTTGGTTACCTCCCATATTGAGATCACCAGCAAATGGATTGCTACCATCCGTTAGGACTGCATTGTTGGAAATCTCCTGTGTTACATATAGAGTTTGCAGATAGTTAGCGTTTAGGTCCTGAGCACGAATGCTGGAGCCTGGAGAGAATACTACCTCCTGATCATCAATGTTAGTCGATCGGTAGATGCGGATTTCGGCCCCAGAAGCAGGGGCAGAATCCATTTGTATTTGAGTATCTGTAGCAAAAGAGAAGGCAGTGGTATTTGTGTCATCCAAAGACACTAGTACGTCAGACTGCTCTAAGTATGGAAATGTGATAGAAAAGAGGACGGTAGATCCGTCCCCTACGTAGTTGTTCTCAGTTACCGCCATTAGCGTATGTCATGAATGAGGTACGTTGCTGCTCATTGCGTAGCTTCTGCATCTCAGCCTGCTTGGCCTGGTGATCCCGCATGCGCTTAGCGAATGTGGTACCGGGGTTGGCTAGCTTGTTAGCTGCATAGTTGTTTTGAGCATAGTTGTAGTAAGCCTTGAAGACCTTCTCGTAGAACTCCTGCTGAGGTACCTTGATGTTCTCAGCTGCTCCCTGTTCAAACATAAGAGTAGCCGTTTCATCATCTCCCCCTTTACGCAGGTTAGGTCCGTTCTCACTGTAGAAGTAATCTTTCAGGACCTGCTCCATAGTGCGGTTACGATATAGTGGCAGCTTAACGGATGTTGCAATCTTTGTGATTGAATTCCGATCCTCCCAAGTCAAAGGCATTCCTTGGAAGTGCTCTGGTGGTTGCTTTGGTTCAATCCCATACTTCTCAAACGCCTTGTTGATTGGTGTACGTGATTGCTTGCTAAGCCGGATCGGCTGAGCGAAGTTAAACATGCGAACACCGACGCTAAAGGGGGACTTATCGAAGCCATCAAAGGTCAGCGCTTCACCAGTGGTTGTGTCCAGCTTCATGGGCGCAGCTCCAGGCATTACGCCAGATGCCATCTTACGCATCAGTCCACCAAGACCTTGACCACTCATTCCCCATAGATCATCCATCAAACCTCGGGTCTGACGGGCTTCAGGGGAGATAATCTTAGCGGCCTGGTCCACAGCAATTGGGATAGGAAGTAGACCACGGGTGACCATACCACGTAGGTACCTCTCACCAGTAGCTCCAAACTTCTGATCACCTGTAGCAGCGGCCATAAGAGCCTTCATATTGTCCCACATACCCAGGGTTGTCTCGAACACGGAGTTCTTGACTACACTGTTCACAGCGATGGCTGCAGTTTGGGTCCAGGGGTTGAAGTTGCGCTTCTGAGGTTCACCCATCTCACGGAACAAGTGGCCAAGCTCCATGCCCATACCGAGGGCTTGAGCAAAGGGCTGTGCCCATGCATAGGAGATACGGTGCTCACCAAACCCAAGTGTGTAGGGCTTGCGCTGCTGATTGCTTTGGAAGAAGTCTCTACGACGATCAGGAGACATAGGACCAGCACCGTTACCCATGTCGAAGTAGCCCGCCAGCATCGCTGGGAGCATCATGATGTAACCAATGCGGAACTTACCACGCTTGTACGCCAGCTTGTGTATCTGAGCAGGGGTTAGTGCTTCCACGCCCTTCTGCTTGACCAGATCCTCCAATCCCTTCCACTCTTGATCGAACTGACGCAGAGCAATGTTGATACCAGGGGTAGCCCCAATGGCCTCGTCAAAGATCTTAGCGGGAGTCTTGAGGAATATCATACCGGTGAGCCCCTTGATGCCCGGTGCATCCGCAACTTTGTTGAGAGCTCTGAAGAATGGGCTATTGTTCAGCTTGCCACTACGGAAGTTGAAGTAGTCACCATAGTCCTTGATCTCCTTGTAGAGAGGATGATCCTTGTTGACGGCACCTAGTTCATCGAACATGGAATCCATCAGCTTCTGCTTCTTCTCCATAATCTCAGCAGAACGCTTAGCGATGGACTTAGATGTCCAGGGCTCATAGAAGCCCTCCAGGACCTCTGCAGCAGCTTCGCGGGTAGCAATGCTGTTGGCTGCCATGTACTGACCGATGTTCTCGGTCTTACCGATCCAGTCAGTAGGCTTACGGAGAATACCAAGCTGTGCAGCACGGCTGAAGTAGTCAGAGATAGACAGCATCATACTGCCCACAGGACCGAGGTTACCGGCCATCTTCTCACCACGGACAGCCTCTACCATCTCGAACTCTTCCGGCTTCATGGAGAGCTTAAGTGGCATGGTATCAGGCATCTTCCAGATCTTGCCCATGACATCGTTCATGTGCATGATGGTCTCCTGCACAGACATCATCTCTGCAGCAGCCATTGCGCGCATCTTGCGGTCCAAGCGGCCAAAGCCGATACCGCCTACGCCCTTCATCACTGGCTCAACGGTTGTCCGCATTGTCAGGTTGACGAAGTTCTCAGCGATGGTCTTAGGATTAGCCAGGACTGTACGAGTGTGCAAGGCATCCACACCACGACCAAGAGCGGTGAGCAGGGTGGAGAATATCGGAGTAGCCTTGGCGATGTCATCAGCAGCTTCAAGAGCATTGAAGGCTTGATCCATCTGGCGCATCATGGTGCCAGTCACATCCTTGCCATTGCGGATCTGTTCGATCACTTCATCGACTGCCTTGTACAAAGCCTCTGACGATTTGTCAGACTTAACGATGTTATCAGCAACCTCTTGTGTGAACGTAGCAGCGTTCTTGGCCTGCATCTTGTGGCCGATGAACGACCAGGTACGGGCAGCATCCCGCTTGAGCCGCATCATGGACTTCATAACCTGCCACTGACGATCAAACTGATCAGCAGTACTTAGACCGTTGAATGCAGCTTCACGACGTACGGCTCCAAGATCCTTGAAGTTCTTACGACCATTGGTGAGATAGTTATCGATCAGCGTAAGGGCTGAGCCGATCTTGGGGTTCTCACGGAGGATAACACCCTTACCTTGAAGGGTCTCGATCTCTTCACCAAGCTGAAGGCGTAGACCGTTCTCGAAGGCTTCGTAGTCACCACCACCCTTGATGTAGGCTTCAATGGAAGGGAGTGTACGTAGATTGCTCTTGGCTAGGATAGCCTTGTACTCAGCACTACGTGGATCAAGCTTCTCGATTCCCTTGAACGCATCTATCTCAGCAAAGATCTCATTGGTCTTGCCTTGGATGTAGTTACGGGCTGCTTCAGGGCTCTTCGCGTGGTAGAGGAACTCGTTCTGAGATACTGGATAAGGATCACGCTCCAGGGTTCCCTTGACGGAGGCTCCCTGATCTACACCAAGCTCCTTGCGGGGCTTGACTGTGACCAGCTCATCCATCTCGTAGCCCATCTTGGTGGCCATCTTACGAGTAGTGGCCTCGGGTACCATGAAGTTCGCCTTGCTCAAAGCCTCTGATACACCCTTAGGATCGGAGAGAAGTTCAGCTGCATTCTTAGCCTGGAAGTCATTTAGGGTACCCTTGAAGAACTTCTCCGACAATGCTTCGTGGCTCATCTGACGACGACGTAGCGCCTCCGTCATTTCAGCCCACTCATTGGACATCCCCTTTGAAGCCCCTAGAATATCCAAGCCACCAGTATCAATGACTTCCCCAGCATCAACATCAAAGACGGCTTTCTGATCGAAGGCAGAAGCCAGCTCCTCTGCCGTCTTAGAGTCAGGCACATTGCGGCTGATCTCCATTTGGAGCTTACCGGTTTCAGGATCGATCCATCCACCAAGGTAGGTATCATCACGGCTGAGGATCTTCTGGTTGCGCTGCATCCACTCACCAAGCTGCTGGGTAATTGCTTGGCGGTTCTTGCTGAGCTGAGCACCTCCTTCACCGAATCCCACACCACGCATGGTGGGTATGTCCAGTTCGATCTCTTCAGCATCAATGCTAACCATGAAGCCAGACTTGGGCGACTCAAGGTTGTAGGGGTTGACACTGAATCCCTCTGGGTTCTCAGCAATAAGCTTGGGCAGGTCCTTGTGAGGCACCGTAGAAGATGCCTTGACTTGGGTAGGCTCAGGAGTAGCAGTGAAATCATAGGGCTCCAGCTTACCGCCTTCACCTACAACTGCGTACTGATAACCATCAATCTCTTCGGAGAAGCCAGCACGTTGATATAGACGGGCTCTGGTGTTGCCACCACGACGCTCAGCAGCTTTGCTGATCTGAAGGTCTTCAGCAGTGTCTGTAAGGGGCTTAGCACGTACTACCGTGCCAGGCTCCATATCAGCTGCGATGTTCTTGAACTGAGTGCGAAGCTCAGCCAGCTCAGGAACATTCTTGGAACCGTTCTCTACATCCCAGACGATATCGTAGACATCTCTACCAAGGTTCTTGTCTGCTTCAGGTGTGGCGTACCAAGTGATAGGTGTGCCCTTGGAAGTACTGAGGTTGAACTCCAGCTCTTCAGTGGGAAGCTTAGGGAACTCCGTGGGAGAACCCATATGTGGGACAAAGCGGTTACCAGGGGTAAACAGCTCAGGATAGTCAAGGGCTACTTCATCCCAGGTAGCGTCATAGCCCGCCTCGCTGGCGGCTTTACGGTACATGTAGATGTCGAACTCCTTCTGCTCCAGGGCAGATTGAAGCTCCGTGATGTCCTTCTCGTTTTTGATGATCTCATCAGTGATCTGCTTGGCCTGTCCCATGGACATGTGGTCAGAAGCACGCACGAGCTCTTCAGGATCACCCCCGTATGCAGCAGTGTTAGCGTAGTCGTCAACCGTCTTGATGGCCTCGTTACGGGCCTGGATGGTCTCAGGGTAGGCAGCTTTCGGCCCATCCACTTCAGGGGCAATCTTGGGGCCACCTGGTTTAAGGGAACGGAAGAACGGGTTGGAATCCAGAATAGTCTTGACTGCTGGCTCAAGTGCATTGGCTACACCACGCACAGCAGAGCCCATAAGGGCGCCTTCAATACCCGCCATAGTACGGGCACCGAGTGGGTTGTCCTCGATACTCGAGATGAGCTGTGATATGGTTGTGGTGGGACCAGATAGGCCTTCAGGGGCATTCTCTGCCACCCACTGGGCGAGTTGGTTGGTAAGGGATTCTTCATCACCATGTGTAGCTACGAAGTCCTCGAGGAAGTCTCCACCCATCGTAGCGACCACTCCAGCGCCCTTAATGGGGTTATGACGTGCTGCTACCAGATAACGTACCAGAGTGCGGGCGACAGCGCCTACTGTGGTATCGTTCTCTGCGATAAGGTTTGTACGGGCTGTGTATAGGTCTTTGCCAGTGACACCTTCTATGATATCAGCTGGTAGGTTGACCACACCCTCCACAAGGTCTTCCACACCGCCAAGGGTGGCACGGAGGCCTTCTTTCAGGACAGTACCAGCAGGACCGGTTTCAGGTAATTGGATCTTCTCCGACTTCTTCCGGTTCTCCTCTCCCATACCCCATAGGTTTGTGCCGAGCATTTTGTCAACACCCTGGACACCGGACTTAACCCAGCCAGGAGGCTCATCAAACCTATTGTCTTCCTGTTGTTGTTGCTGTTGCGGTTGTTCTGGCTGAGGAGTTGGTTCGGCTGGGGCTACTGATGTGTCACCATAGGCGGCTTTCAGAGCCTCCAGCCTTTTTTCTTCAGCCTTTGGATCATAATATGAGGGATCAGCAGGCACCGAACCGGTGTACTGTTTCCCGTCTCCATTCAAAGGCATGTCATCGAATTCCTAGGATGTTACGGATACGTTGTGACCACTCGCGCTCAGCTTGAGGGGTCCAGGGTAGATCGTGTGGCATTGGGATATCAACTGCAAGCCCGCCATCAGGAGAAGCAGACTTATAATGGTAGCTGGTGGCAGAGTGCTCCCCATCTTCCACTGAGCCAACTTTAATCCCTTGAGCTTCAAGCATAGCGATAGCTTGATCACGCTGCGGTGTAGTGGCAAAGGCGATGTGCTCATGGTAGTTTACTCCACCATGATCATCGCGGAACCCACCATGGGAGCGATCACCAGTCAAATACTCAATTACTTGTAAATTCTGCTTGCCACCCATAGCCTGTTGGTCATGTGGGTTGCTAGTTTTACCAGTCCTATTCAGATAGTCATTGACTACCTTGCGAGCCTTGGACATGTGCCGCTGGTACGACTTGTTATTGTAGGCTCCCCAGGCACCAAGGCCTTGGCTATCAAGGATCGACTTAGCTGCACGGACATTGTTGCCGAGATCATAGAGATCCTCGTTGCTCTGCAGTCCAAACTGACGTAGACGCTGTGGTCCCATACCACCGATCATGTTGATCTGGAAGGCACCATAGCTTAGGTCTCCTGTGTCTGGGTTGTCATTGAGAGCCCTGGGACTACCCATACCTTCTCCCATGGCAATGGCCAGCATTTGCACCAGCTTGTCCTCTGGTACTCCTGCAGCAACCATCTGACTCACAACGTGCTCAGGGTTGGTGGGATCAGTGGCACCTTGGGCTGCACCCATTTGGAGGTGCTGTGGATCAGGTCCCACTTGAAGCCGCTGGAGATCTCGCCTTGCGGCGGCCTTCTGTGCGGTTGTAGCGTTACGTGACTTCAGAACATTCCAGGTTGTAGGTGCCTGCTGCTTGACGATCTGAGCAAAGCGAGCATACTTCTCAGCAGCTGTACCATAGTTGCTCAGCTTACCGAACTCCTTCTCGACACCCGCTGTGAACATCTGAGCACTCTCGTGGGTCATGCCCATGGAGCGAGCCCAGATTGCTGCTGTACCGTAGCTGAAGTCAGGGGAATCAGATCCAGGAGGATTCCACTTGAAGCTGCCAGAATCGCCAAGGAGGCGGATCTGTGCACGGATGATGCTGGGCACTGTGCGGCCTGTAGCATCGGCCACAGCGAGGACTGAAGGGGGAATATAGTTGGGTTCCGTCTCCATCCGGTTGATCTCTGCTGCTGCCTGGGATCCACTCTCAAAGACGGCAATGCTGTCAACATCACCAGCCTTGATACCAAGCTTGCGCATCTGTAGGGAGCTCAGGTCACCAACGTAGTCAGTGTTATCCAGCTCAGGGATCTTACGCTGCTTGGCTGTGATCTGGTTCCACTCCAGCTCTACCTTGTCCTGACTACGCAGACCTTCAGCGGCGCCTGCAACGTTACCAGTGAGGTAGCGCTTAGGAGCTTCACCAGATAGGTGTGTCCTGGACCATTCGCTGAAGAGGTTGGGGATATCTGCAGCGTCTTCGGTGATGTCAATGTTTGGATTGGACCGAAGGTAGTTGACGAAGTCTCGCATCGCTGCAGATTTGGCAAGCTTGAGACGCTCATCTGGGTTGATGAAGTTCTCTGCCTGTATCTCCGGTGTGAGCACACGCTCGAGCTCGAGATCAATGTTCTCGAAGACAACGGCGTGCTTCTCCTTGATAGCCTTGCCGAAGTCAGCATACTTCATCAGGTCAGCACGCTGAGCCTCGGGGATGTTGGTATCAGCCAGAAGCTGCTCAGCCGTCTCTGCTGCATCCATGGGATCCATCAGCTCCAACTTGCCCTTGAGCTCCTTGAAGCGGTTCTGGGCTATCGTTGGGTTGTACAGCTTGGTCAGCATCTTACTGCGCAAGACAGCATTCTCTGGACCGGGGAACATCATCTCCACCTCGTCTCTAGCACCGGCTAGGCGCTCCTGAGCATCTTCATAGGTCATATTGCCGTTGACAATATCAGCTATGACAGAGTCTGTGAACTGGGTGGCTGTTGTGTCCTTCTGCTCCTGGTACTGCTTGTGAGCCTTCTCCTCGTAGGCTTCCAGCTTGGCATCCAGATACATCAGAGGTCTGGCCTGGCCCTGGAATAGGGTGCGCAGGTCTTGCTCTAGGGCTGTAGCTCTATCAAGCTGGTCAAAGGGTGTAGCCAGGATCTTGGAGGCACCTAGCTTGGCCAGCTGCATGGAGGCTTCAACTAGGTCACCACCACGAGATGCTGTCATCTCACGGAGCTGCAGTCCTAGCTCTTCAACACGCTCGGTTGGGAGCATTCCTTCAAGGGAATCAAATGCACCGTAGGCATCGTTATCGGCCTTGTTCTCCAGTTGTTGCTTGTACTGCTGGGTGCGCTCCTGTGTGCCACGAGCACGGATTCCCATGTCAGCAGCATTAGCTTGACGATGGAAGTACTTGTGGACTACAGCAGGGTTGATAGCTACAAGACCTTTCTCCTTGAAAAAGTCACGGCGAGCTTCGCGTAGGGCGTCAGCTTCGACGAGTGCAGGGTCAGCACCAGGCGGCATATTAGCCAGTGCTTCCACCACCTTGCGGTTAGCATAATCTGGATAGTCAGATGCTGCAGCTTGAGCCAGTCCCTCTTGGACCCCGTATAGGTAGAACTTGTTGCTATTACGGATGTGGTTAGCATCGTTCTGAAGCCCCGCTTTTTCGAAGGCATCTGCGGTAGCCATAGTCCGCTCAAGGCCAGAGACCTTGGCGTTGTTGATGGCTCCCATGTTGTCCAGAACATGCTGGAACTGGGTTGGGTCGGCCTGTGCGGCCATCATACCTTCAACTTGGAGGTTGTAGTTCTCCTCGTTGATGCGGTTGGCTTCAGCCTCCCAAAGGGATTTACTGAAGCTCAGTGCAGTCTTACCAAGTTCAGTCACAGCACGGACATCGTCCTGCTGCATCTGCATTTGCATGCGACCTACTTGGTCTTTATTCTGCAGCTCAACGTTAGCGTTGTTGATACGCTGTTCGTTAAGACGGCGAGCATTATCCAGCTTGGCCTGGCCACGTTGATCCTTGAGTCTGTTCTTCCACTCAGCTGCACGAGCTTGTTGCTCGAACATCAGCTGTTGGTTCGCCATTGTCTGGCGCTGGTTCTCAAGTGTATTCTGGTTGCTCAGCTCGTTGTTACGGTTGACCTGCTGCTGGACTGCTGCAGCATTCTCTTGGTAGTTGGAGTAGATCTTATTGACTGCTCCAGACATATCTACGGCACGGCCTTGCACACCGCCGCGCTTGGCCTGCCTGCCTCTGTACTGTGTCATGGACCGTTACTTCCTGGTTGTTTGATCAATGCATTGGCCTGCATGCCTGTCTGAATGCCTCCCAGGACAGCTCCACCAAGACCCGATACAAGGCCAAGGCCACTAGGTCCAGGAGCGGAAATAGGCTTGCTCTGCCATGCGGTAGCACCCATAGGTGGCAGCTTGGTCTGCAGATCAGCTAGGATTGGGGCATCAGGGAAGGGGCTGTAGATAGGGGCTTGCGGAGAGGGGCCTAGGATAGGCCGCATGGGCATTGGAGTCAGCTGGCTTATTGCCGCTGCTTCCTGTGCTCCACGCTCAATGAAGGCGTTTGTAGCCTGCGTATAGTAGTCCTCTGTAGCTGCCTCCAGGTTGGCGTTAAGCAGTGTTGCTTCACGTCCGTAGCTAGCAAGAGTATCCATCTCGAGGATACCGATAGTCTGGCCTTGTTGACCACGAGCAAGAACAGCGCCCTGAGCTTTCAGGGTTGTCCCCATCAGCTTCTCGCCTTCGAAAGCCGCACGACGTGCTTCATCTTCGAGAGCTGACTGTGCATCAAGGAGCTTACCGCTAAGCCCCATGTCCATGAACTTCTTCTGGAGAGAGAAGGCGTCACGCTGGAGATGGTATTGCGCCAGGTCATTGCTGTACTTGCTAGCTTGCTGAAGGTTGTTGAAATTGGATTGTACAACAGACTGGTAGAATGCCTGGCTTTGTCTGATGTTACTAAAGTTGACTTGTTGCGTCTGCATCAGCGATTGCTGAACCATACGCTTATTGTCCAGAGTGATCGCTCTATTGTTTGAGCGCATCTGGAACTGCATCTGTTGCAGCTGCAGCTGGTTGGCATTGATCTGAGCTTGGCTCTGATTCATCCATTGCTGGCGGGCCATCGCATTCTGATGGGCCACTGCGTTGGATTGTGCTTGGTACTGGCCAATTGCGCCAATACCGCCAACAACGGCAGATGCAACGCCTAGTGCTACTGGTGCGCACATAGCTTTGCGAACTCCACGAAGGTTACATTTGAGGGTGCTTTGAAACAGGCTAGCTTCTTGAACCCAAGCAAATGCAGGAGCTTCAAGTGTAGTTTGTTTCTGGTGTCTGCTGAGTTGTACAGCATAACGTATGGTAGAGCATTGAGATACTCTTTAGCGGTGCGAAGGAATGGTCTAGGGTTCTCCCCCTTTAGCGCCTCTAGAGTCAACATCCAGATCCGGCCAATGCCATCACTCTCAGGGATCACTCCACCGAAGCCTAGGAGCGTCCCTGAGGCGGTTTCAAAGGCCACTGGGTGTGGTGTTATCTCCACGGAAAAAGGGAGGCCTTCCAGGGGATTTAACCCACTAGCAATGAGCTCACGCTTATCTTCAAACGTGAGAAAGGGGGAGGCCAAAGCGGCCTCCTTGACTGTAGTGGGACGGACGATCAACTTAGAACGTCTTGATCCCTCTGTCGGTGTAGATACCATACCAGGTGGCTGTGACAAAGGATATAGGGAATGGGGTTGCTGTGTACAGAGACACACCTACTTCAGTACCCTTACCCATAACTGGTATGGTGTTGAGTTGTACAGAAGGTAGAGGTGGTGTGTTCAAATTGTACTGGTTAGCAATAACCTGCGGAATGTCAATCGAACGATCTGGCCTACCAGCATTGCTAACAGTGGCTGTGTAGGGACCAGAGTCGGTTGACTCGATCTCAATGCGGGTCACACGGGGAATGTTCACCGTATCAGAACGCACTGTACCGGGCTGTGGGGTTTGCTTAACATAGAAACGGGGAAGCGTAATTCTACTCTCGAATTGATACCCGATCGTGACTGCGTCAGCTCCGGTAAAATCTCCAGGCACGAGAACGAAGTCCCCGCCGCCATCGGTCTGAACGTCAGCATCAGTAAAATAGTAAACTCGCCCACGGTCAAGATCGTCTACGTCAACAACTACAACAGGATTCAGTCCAGCGATATGGGATATACTGAGATATACCTTGGTGTCATCCGATACTGATCTGTAGGTCACAGTATCCTGTGTATCCAGGAAGTCCAGACGGTAGTTCCAAGGAGCACCAAGGCTGTTGGTCTGGGTACCAGAGGTGTCGGAGTCCAGGGCAAACACACCTGCAACATAGTTGTTGTTGCAATTGGATACCACGTAAAGGTCAGAGTGGTGGAAGAAGAAGTGCTCCACTTCGCAGGGCATGTCCCAGGTGAACCAGGATGCCAGGACCCTGTTACCCCCGTTTGAGAAGTACTTGAATAGGTACATCTTCTTAGGATCTGATGCACTCAGGAAGATGATCAAGTGGGCATCAGGGGAACAATCGACCAAGCGGAGGTCAGAGGGGATCAGGTTAGGATTGGTCTTACTGAGATCAGCTGTCTGAGGCTTACGGTTGGCAGACGGGATAGACATCTCCGTTACCGTTGAGAAGCTCTGGTTCAGATCACAGAAGACAATAGACTCACCTGTATCGACTGGCTCGATGTTCGGGTTTGTGCTGAAGGTACTGTAGCGCTTCACCGATGCAGAGCTAGCTGAGAATTCAGCAGCACCTGTCTCCACATTCAGGATGAACTGAGCATGCTCGGAGAAGATAACCAGACCACCTTGGTCAGGGATAGCGTACTTCAGCTTCACAGGACGTAGTGAGCCACAGGCCAGGTCCACAGCATCAGCATCTGTAGCAACCAGGGCAGAATTCCTGAAGAAATTGAAGAAACTACCTGGCTGAGAGGCTAGTACATTACCCTCTGAAAGTAGAATCAATCTATTTTTGAAGAAAGTAATGCCAGAGATTGTGTAGCCATTGAAGCTGGGCCAGGGGTTTGTCTCCAGGTCACCCACACGACGCTCCACCCAGTAGAGATCCTCTCCAGCTTTGTCAGCTTCGTTCAGGGATCTGAAGGTGAAGGTATCGTTGGCTTCATGGATCACCACGTGTGGCATGGTGTCAGGATCCAGGTAGACCAGTTCGCCTGGCTTTACTGTTTCCTCCCATACACCAGCACCGTACTTCTCGTCACCGTCCACGATGAACTTGACGTAGTAGTCATCAACGATGTCACCTTCCAGGTTGGCCACCTTGAACACGAAACCGTCTTCACAGCGGACAGGGAGGCGAGACACGTTAGGCACTGAGCCTTTGTATGCTGTGATGGCTGATCCAGAAACACCACCGTCAGCATCGACAGTGAAGTTACGAATCTCTGTACCGACAGTGGCTACATCAATAGTGAAGCCAGAGCCTGTACCACCGATCTCAGTGTTGGCAATGGTCAGCAGGGTGTCTGTAGCTGCATAGCCATACCCAGCATCTACGATCGTTACAGTGGTTACTACACCTCCAGCTACTGTGATGTCAACCTTGTTCAGTGATCCAGAACCACCAGTAAGGGCTACGTCCTCGTAGGTCCCATCTGTGTAGCCAGAGCCACCTACAAGGTTGTTGAAGGTCAGGATACCACCAGCCTTGGGGCGTAGGGTGAATCCATTACCAACGGCTGCTCCAGTCCATCCTTGTGGCAGTGAGGTGATGATCCCCGTTATGGTCCCTTGGATCGAGATGTTACCCGTTGCAGGGGTTGTGTATGTGTAGGCGTTGTTGTTGATGTAGACGTTGTACTTGGTATCGTAGCCAACACCATTCACTTGGATGAAGGCTTCAGGGTCCCGAACAGTAGAGGTGGTGCTCAGGGTTCCCGTAACCTTGGTACGGTTAAGTACGAAGTTGTAATCGTTAACCTGTAGAACGTCAAAGTCCGACCGTGCTACACCAGCGATGTATGCTTTAGCTTGGGTTGTTGGTACGTTGACTGTCTTCTCTACACCAGTCTGGGCATCCCATACTCTGAGTTCCCCTGTTGCTGAGAACTGACCGAAGAACTTCTCATCGGTAGTCTCTACGATGTTGAACCAAACGCCATCACTGGCAGCGTTAGTCAGCTGATCCACCAACTGCATTCCTGGCCTGCGCTTCAAGCCGAAGGTAATGTCAGGCAGGTAGTTATTGCACAGTACTGCCTGGCCTGGCTGCTTCAGTGAATCTGGCTGTTGGCTAACACCTCCAAGAAACGATGGAATTCGTTGAGCAATAGCTCCCATTTCTATCTCCTGAGTGTTTGATAAGGCATGTATGTGTAGACAGGGTTCTGGCCATCTCTCGTTCCGAGTACGTTCGGGTTAGAGGTGCGCGTATCATACTCAATACAGGCTGCACGTAGCAGCTGTTCATCCTGTACGATAAGCTCATAGGTCTCCTTGGACCCCACATAGCGCGCTTGGAAGTTACGTCCAGCACGAGCTGTCACGTACTCCTTGAATGGTTGTGGCATATCCTCGAAGTCAACAAGCCACACTACATCGCACTTGAGCTGCTCATCAAACTGATACACGTGGTACCGCTTGTCGTAGATCTTACCTTCACGTACCACCAGCTGGTAGTCGTTACCGTGCTCCTCGAGGTTGGCCTCGAAGTAGATCAGGTTGCTTGGGATGCTTATCTCTTTAGTAACTGAGTCAGGAGTAAACGGATACTTCTGCTCTGAGTTGAAGTCCCAGCCTTCAGACAGGACACTACGTGTCACCTCATCTAGGATGGCGATGGCACTGTAGATCTCTGGGTTGTCATTATCGATAGTGTTTACTGCTGAGGCACCGATGTAAGACAACATCTGGTTGACAGCATCAAGCTTGGTTGTCATGTGCTTAAGGGAGTATGCCCCGGTCTGGGGGCAAGCGTAAAAAAAAAGGGGGCAGCCGAAGCCACCCCCTTAGGATCAGGCCAGGTTACGAAGAGCGCCAGCAACGGACACGCGGACAGAACCGCAACCCATTGCAAGACGACCCACGATCATGGAGCCTTGGTATTGAACGTTGAAGTCACCGCTGGTGGTCTGCACGCTGGGGCCGATGGCCTCGACGGTAGCAGCAGCATCACGGTGGAAGATGAGACCACAAGCGTTGGAGAAGTCGGTGGCGTCACCGTATCCATTCTTCTCGTTGGTGTCATCATTGTCCTCGATGGTAGTACCAGTGGAGGTACCATACTTGCCGAGGAACGGAATGTTGTTGGACTTGTAGATCTTGATACCGGCGATCTCATACAGACCTTCACCGGAGTTCAGCGAACCCTGGGTGGAAGTACCGATGTCACGGTTCAGGATGTTGGTGTCCACGCTGGAGATCAGGCTGTAGTACTGGCGAGGCGACAGCACTGCAACACGACCTTCCTGAGGAGCAGAACGCTCGTCAAGCACAGCAGCAGCTTCGAAGAAGCCGTCCACGATGGCCTGTGCGTTGTACTCGTTACCCACACCGATGTTGACTCGGAAGCCACCGGGCTCACCAGTCACAGCAGCGCTCTCGCCCGAAGCCAGATCGAGGGTGCGGAACACACGACGATCATAGTGCTGAGCAAGTTGGTAACCGATCTGACGGCTGATGGGGCCACGCAGATCGTAGTGGGAGAGAACTTCTTCCAGGTCATACAGGAAGGCGCTCGACACCAGGAGCTGGTCCATGGTGATCGTGGTCTCTGCCACTGGGGGCTCACCCGCAGTACCCAGAATGGGGGTACCAGGAGTGTGGTAGCCAGAGCTCATGGCTCCGGTGTGAATGAACTGAGTCTCCTTCTGTCCACGCAGGGTGCGGTTCATCACCAGACCCTTGGAGATCAGGTTGTTACGAAAGGACTCATACACTTCGCCACTGAACAGCTTAAGGAACAGAGCCCTTTCATCACCGGCACCATTTACCTGGCCGGGAGACGTAATGTTGACGTTGGTCATTGGTCTAGATTAAAGACAAGGTTTACGTTTGAGGCAAAGACTTGTCCCTAGGGGTCACTATTTGGAAACGTTTCGTTGGTCAGTCAGGTTATTCAATTGTAAGGTAAAACCTTTCATTGAGGGTATCCTCTCGGGCCTCTTGCAAGGGCCAGTTTTTAACGAGCATGGCGGCTCAATAACAAGAGGGGGAATCGAATCCCCCTTTGACCATTTAGATCAAGTCACCAGACCTTGCTAGCTTTGCTTCTACATCCATCCGGTATGCTGGATCCTCGTTGTAGCGTGGATCACGGATAGCTGCTGCCAGTTCAGCGTGCGAGCGGAAGCCCGGTTGAGGTGCAGGCGCACGTCCTCCAGAATACCGCTTACCTTGGCTGCCATTAGCTTCGGCGTACTTGGACTTGAGTCCTTGTACTGCCCAGTATGCGGCGTCAAGGTTGCCGCTGTTGACGACTGAATCGTAAGCTCCAATTTCTTCTGCAGAGAGATTCTCAGCAGCCCATTGGGTCATCTCTACGTAGGATTGCTGACCACCTACCGATTGGTAAATACGCTGAACCTCGGCGTTTGACACCTGTGCTTGTTCAGCTTGACCGCGGGACTCTGAGATGTACTTTGCCCAGGTCTCAACGAGCGTGCGGGAGTCAAGCTCCGACAGCGCGTCAAGAGTCTCAGGGGAAATGCTTCCACCTTCATCGAACTCCTGAGCAGCTTTCTCCAGACCACGACGGACTAGATCTACTTCTACCTCTTCAGCCTGCTCTTCAGCGGGCTCAACGGGGGCTTCTTCTTCAGCGGGTGCTTCAGTCTTCTCACCAAGCTTCTTCTCCAGCTCCTTGTAGGCACGCTCCAGCTCTTCAGCTGACTTGTACTTACCGGCATACCGGACCTGCTCTTCCTGCTCTGCACGAGCTTGCTGGAAGCGACGTTGTGAATCGTCCTCTTCAGCTTGTGCTAGGCGCTCACCCTCGGCCAATGCTCGGGCTTCAGCTGCCTTCACCGCCTGGTCATCTTCAGACGGATCGTAGAATGTGGATGTGTTTGACATGTTCAGTGGGTTACGGTGCGAACGCCGCCAAAGGTTGGCTTGACCTTGTCGGCTGGCTTGTACTTACGCTGCTTAGGGGTAAGCACTTCTGGCTTCTTCTCCTCCTTCACCTCTGGTTCCGGGAGGTTAGCCGGCTGCTCCACCTTGAGGGGGGGCTTCTTGCGGGGTGCTGTCATTTATCTGATCGAGAATTCCTGGGTTCTTAGAGGGGTCCATGACTGGTGTGCCTGCCAGCTGTCCAGCTTGATCCATAAGGGACTGCTGCTGTGCTGCTTGCTGGGCTGCCTGCTGCTCCTGCTGACGCTCTTCTGCAGTCTTGATCAGGTTTAGCTGATCGATACCTGCGGAGGTAGCAAGGCGCTTGGTGAACTCCTCGAGGTTTACAAAGGTTGGGATCTTGTCAGGACCAATGGTCTGGCCCAGAGTCTGGATGAATCCAGTCAGGGCTTGCAGGTCCTGGCCACGGCCAACACCGGACAGGCCGGCTACGACAGTGGGGAACACGAGATCCTTGGGCAGCTTCGGTAGTTCCTTCTTGCGTTGGAGTTCCGAGAGCTTACGGTTGAGATAAGGTGTAAGCAGCTCAATGGTGAGGCTGCTGTAGATACCACCCAGCTGCTCATCCAGCTCAGACTTGGTAGAGCGGATCTCTTCTGCGGTAGTCCGCTCAGAGTCACGCACGTTCAGGCTGAGGAATGCATCGCTGAGGCGTTGCGTCAACATGTTGATCATGTCGTACGCTGTCTTGAAGTCAGCCGTCTTACCGACTTGTACAACTCCGACTTCATCAGGGCGGCCCTGAATGACGGAGCCGTTGTGGGCTTCGGCCAGCTGCTTCGGCTTGGTTGTGGAGCTGGGGCTAACGAGGAAGACGACCTTGGATGCAGCACTGCTGCCCTCCACGATCGACTGCATCAAGCTATCCAGGGAGCGGAGATCACCAAGGAACTCCTCCACACGTCCACGTCCATAGCTCTCACCGTCTACCATCTGGAACCGCAGGGGGATCCAGGGTGAGGTGTTCTTGGGAGCACTGCTCTCTGTATCGGGTAGTGGCTTGCCATCTACCTCTTGGTACCAGGACCAGCGCCCATTCTCGAGAGTCACCCAGGTGTACAGGGCTGCCTCGTCAAGGTCTGGGTTGATGACAAGATCACCAGTGATGTTACCACCACCACCTTCGCCGACATGGTTGCCGGGCATCATGTCACCGCCACGCTGAAACTCTTCAGGCAGGGTTTCACGGGGCACAGCCTCGAGTGTAACGATCTCAATGACGTTACCATCGCCATCTCTGTTCACTACATAGCGGTCAAGCGGGTACATCTTGAGACCCTTTGAGCCCATGAAAAGCAGGGCATTGCCGCATGTGACCAGATGACGCATGGCCTGTGAGATGATCACACGGTCAGCTGTCTCTGCAATGTTCTGCATGACCACGCGCTCCATCTTGGAGAGCACTTGATCGATCTCAGAACGTGCCTTCATATCCAGCTCAGGATCCTTGGCCAGTTGGCCGTCGTTGATCTGTAGCTTGAAGAAGGTTTGGTTGATTGGGAACAAGGCCAGCATCAGTTTGCTAGCCATTACGTTTACGCCTTTGGCGCCCACTGATTGCCACGGTGTTGGGAGGTAAACTCCGTTCGAGTGGCCTGAAGGGGGCAGTAGATATGGAAGCGTTAGCTTCGAGCAGTCACGGGCGATGTCCAGAAACTGTTGGCGTGTGGAGCTGAGGCGTACATACCGCTGCTCAGCTGATAGTCTCTCTTTACGATCGTCCATTTATCATACTCCGATAGCGAGGCCACTAGATGTGGTCACATCGTCAGGAGTAGCAAGGCCAGTAGGACCTGTAGCGTCACCAATAGCGAGGCCTGTATCATTTGATGTGTCGAGTACTTCATCTGTGCCTTGACCATTAACGTCAGGTACTGAGGTTGCTGAGTCTTGTGCGCCAGTCTCGAACTCACCACGGATGGTGTCGGTAGGCTCAGCTGTGGATACATCTGTATCGCCAGCAATTCCAGCCATGATTTCACCCATGGATTCCTCCATACCGGTCAGTACCGAGTCCATAGCTGTAGCGAAGTCTTCTGCCCAAGCATTCTGCTGGGCTGCCATCTCATTGAAGAATGACTCAAAGTCAATGGCGTAGGGATCTTCAACTGCTGGCTCTGTAGACTCAACAGCTACATCTTGTACAGGATCTGCGACATCACCTACGGTACCACCAGCACTGATAAGACTATCTAAGGTCTTGTCATTCTTGCTGATCTGATCATAGAATCCGCCACTCTTGTTGTAACCAAAGGCTTGATTCTTTCCTGGGGTAGCACCCTGGATAGCCTTCTGCGTCTTGGATAGATTGGAGATCCCAAGATCACCAAGAGCTTGGCCAAGGAAGGCCTCCTTCTGGTAAGCCGATTCGTTCTGATTCTGATAGTATTTAGTAGCGCTCTGCTCCAGGCCTACACCCTGCTTGTTAGCTTGAGAGTAAACCTTGTCCAGACTAGCGCCTGTGCTCTTCTTAATCTGCTTGGCTTCCTTCCTAGACAGGGTGGAGCCTGCATTCTTGAGAGCCTTACGTACTCCTTGATTGTTCTTCTTTGCCATTAGCCTGCGATTGATAGTCCTGGGTTAGATTTAGCTACTAGTTGTCCGGTACCCATCGACCTGTTCTGGTTCCGGTCCCGTGGTTTGATACGACGTGCTTCGTTCTCATTCACGGTGGGTTGAAGTCCCTGAGCTTTCAGGGCTGCCATCTCAGACTCCTTGGCTAGCCGACGATTCTCCATCATCTGTGCTGCCATCTGTTGCTGTGCCATCTTCTGGCTAGCAGCAAACTGCATCATCTGAGATTGCATCTGCATAGCCGCTTGCTGCGACTGCTGCGATTGTGATAGTTTGAATTGTTGGAATGCGTTGTACTGGCCTTCCTTGAATGTACGCTCATTCTGCGCCACCATTTCGTTGTGACGTTTCTGAGCCTTCCTCTCGGTGCGCTTGTACTGGCGCTTCATCTGCTTTTCGGAGCGCTTCTGAGCCTGCTCCTGCTTCTTCATGTCAGAAGAAGAAGGTCCCGAAGGACCTCCACCACTACACATGGGGTTTCTCCAGTTCTTGTTTGAGGTGTCGAACAACAGAAACTTGACCAGCCCGGTAGGCTACCTCCCTAGGGTCCAGCATGTGGTCCGGGTAGGTGTCCGGGTAGAGCTGCTCAAGTTTGTTGATGAGGCGCTTGAGTTGAGCTGAGCTGAACTCTAAGGTGGGGTCAATCATTGAGGTTTCTTCTCAGAGAAGAGGCACTTATCCCCGTCGCAAGCCGCTGGGCCACTGGCCTCGTGGGCAGTTCCATAAACTGACATAGCCAGAGCAAAGTCGTCAGTGATACGACGCTCCAGTACATCACGTTCCAGCTGCTCGTATGTCTCCCGATCAATAGGTTCAAACGGGAGGCGAGGGAATGTTTCATTGGCATCGAAACGAGCCAGCAAGGCGGCAGAGATGTATCCTTCATCAGCTTGGATAGCCTTGTGGATGAGGGTAGACAACTCTTCGATCTCGTGCTCGCGATACTCCAGCGTTGCTGAAGTGTTGTGGGTTGTGTAATACTTCTGCACTTGCATGTAGAAGTCCCACTGTGCGTTGATTCCAAAGCCGTTAATGTTGTACTGGTCGCAGCCAGGAAGATCAGCCCAGGGTGTCTGGACAGGGATCTCTACAAGCCACTCAGTGCAGCGGGGATCACGAGGATCGTCCAGCAGAGCACCTGTCTCGTCACGATCTGACTGAGACGGAATGATCTTGTAGCCGTAAGCCTCACAAGCCAGAGCGACAGGATCGTTCTTGGCAAAGGTGATGCGACGGATAAACCGTGCTGCCTTGGGCGGGTGCCAGCCAGGAGCAGCCCCGGTGAGAAGGGACTTGGTTCCGGCAGGTTGTACGGTGGTGAAACGGTTGGGGATGCGCAGTCCGTGGCGGTTGCAGTACTCAGTGACTGTCTCCTCTACGGTACGACGCCAGAAGTCAAGGTAGTTGCTCTCGACAATGCGATAGCCAAGACCTTCAGGACCATTGGGGCGGCCCTTCTCCCACCAATCAAGCCAGCCTGCTCCGAATGCCTTCACGAAGAAGTCGAAGAGACCAGTGAAGCTGACACCAATGATGGGATCGACTTCACGGCTGAACTGATAGCGGGGAACTTTGAACTCATGATGGAGCAACGCTGCGGCTGCAATTGCTCCTGCCTTGAACGCACGATGCTGGGCATCCCAGTCATTGGGATCCAGCTGGTTCAAGTGGATCTCAGCAAGGTTACAGTGGAAGTCCTTGCCAAGTATTTCACCACAGGGGTTCAAGCCGTAGCGACCCATGCGGTGTTCAATGTGGTCAGCACCTAGATCCTCGAGGTATCCTGCTGCGAGATCTGGGGATGCCTCGTAGAGATAGAGGAACTGGCGCTTCTTGTCGTCAGTATCCAGGAAGTCAACGCTACTCCGAGCAATAGCCTCGGGGGCGTACTGGATAGCACCTTCTCCTGAATAGAATTGCTTGGTAACACTAGCTTTAACCTCGTCAAACGTAGGCTTGGCGTGGAATACCCGAGTGTGATTAGCCATGCGTAGCGCATCACGCTCAGGATCAATCCGCCACTTACCATCTTCGCCCTGTTGCCAGAGATTGTCTTTTGCTACTGCTGCTGCTTCATCGTCACCGTGGAACTGGCGCATGCCAGCAGAACGGCGAACGTTACCTGCCACAACGGCGAGGCTCGATTCATCTAGCAGTAGGCAGCACTCAACAGAAGTGAGCTTACGACCGTGTGCCTTGGAGAGAATTTCTCCAGCACGTCGATAGAAATGGGCGAGCTTAACTGGGTTGGCCACCCCACCGAAGCCGGCAATGGGTGAGCCAGGAGCCCGGACATGTGATAGATCGATTACTACCTTTTCGATCTTGTCCGGGCCACAAGCTAGATTAAGGAGTGAGAGGAAGGCGTCACACCAACCTTCTCGTGAATCGCCAACGGTAACAATGGCTTCTTCCTTGCTAATGGCCGCAATCGTGTGCTCAACTGGGTTTTCTTCTTCCCCAATTTTCTCCAGGATATCTAATGTAAAGTTTTGTCTCACTACTGGGAGCTTCTCAAAGGTGCGGGGCTCAATGATTGCTCCGGTACCAGAGCCCATCATCAGGAGCTCCATCTGCAGGCTGAAGGCCTCGAGATCTTCCAGGTCAGTGTTGGTGCAGTTGTAGGCACCACTGAAGTTCTTCTGCTGCTCAATCCAGGGGGTGCCACCTACCCACAGCCATCGGCCAGAGGGTAGAGCCTTGAGCTCAGACATCTGCTCACGGATCAGAGCAGCTTCATCTTCTTCCAGGTGTCCCACACGGGTAAGGCCAGATACACACCGCTCAACGGTGTCTTGCCATGTCTCTTTACCGTTCTCTGTGCGGCGTGAGTAGGTGCGGAAGTAGACGGGATTAGCGCAGGGTGCTTGCTTGGGAAACGACATATGCTTGGTTGAGTTGGTTGACTTTGGGATCGACTAGGTGAAAGGAAGAGACCCAGCCGATCTCTTCCCCGACATGTATTTCTACACAGTCTTCATGGGTAATTATTTCCGGTTGCGGCGGCAACAGCTGGGTAGACTCCAACGAAGATTCTACGGATTGCATCAGCTACTTCTCTATGTTCTAGTTGGGTTGCGGGGTCACAGCGGACCTTGAAGTAATGGATCCACGAGCGGACTGTACCTGACATGTACATCCGAGTGGGTGTTGATAGTGGAAGCACGCGGCGTGCGCACTCCTTGGCCACACCAGCATCCAGCATGGACTGGTAGAGGTCGTAGCCTGCCAGGTTGTGGCGTGCGATAGCCTCCTGGTAGCGCTCTACGAGCTGCTCTGGGAGGTCGTCTGTGCTGTTCTGCCTGTTCTTAAGGTCTTGTCTACGCAGAGCAGGCACGACGGGCAGTGGGGCCTGAGCATAGCGTTGGCTGAACTCTTGGAAGGAGAAGCTCCGGTGGCGTAGTATTTGGGCTGCGACATCACGTTCGGTTTCAATTTCAACGCACAGCGAGGCCATCTCAAATGGTGACCAATGCGCGTGGTTGATTAGGTACTTGATGAGTTTGGGGGCTGTGGCATCGTTGTTCTCGTTAGCTGGGTTCGAGACACGTGCCATCTTGGCGATCAACTGGTCGCCTTCAGGGGTAGCCCATACAAGCTTTACGTTCATACGAGATCAATCAGGGTAGGGGGTTGGTAGTTGGGGCCTTTCAGAACCTTACCGTCTTCACGGCGGATTGGCTTACCGTCAACAAGCTTGGACATGTTGGAAGCTTGAACCCGATCAAGGGCCTCATCCAAGTCCCAGCCTACTGCAGCAGCAAGCTGGTAGCAGACGTAAACGAGGTCTGCCAGCTCCTTGAGGGCCTCCTCTCGTGCGCGCTTGTTGCGCAGGTCGTCTGATGCGAGATACAGGGCTTCAATGAGCTCCTGGAACTCTTCTGAGATCAAGGTGCGTTGGAACTTCACCACATCCCTACTGAAGAGGTTGAGTGTCTGGCCCATTGCCAAACGGAAGTCAACGGCTTGCTGCTGGTGGCTCGACATGTTGTGTGATGGAAACGAGTTTGTTGATGTACGCCTGTGCCTTAAGCAGGTCGTCTAGGCTGCTCTCGTGGGCCTTGTGGCCTGCTCTGCAGATGTACTTGATAACATTGCCTTCCAGGTAGCCAAGCTGCTGGTCAGCAATGAAATCCCATACTTGAATCTTGCCACGTTGGTAGTGGGCTGGTGAATACTTACACATTTGGGATGGTGGTGGAAAATCATTCATCTTCGAGTCCAAGATCTTTGCGGATTTCTGAAGCCATGTCATAGTACTTCTTGGGTACGTACCCGATCTTCATGTAGAACCTCTCTAGATATATTTCAGCCAGAAGCTTCACCTTTAAGACTTTAGACTCCACAAGGTGCTCAAAGCGGATGACTTGCAACTGAACCCAGCGCATAAAGTGGGGTTCAAGGGCAATAGCTACAATGATGATTGTGAACAGGAAGTAGTAGACGTTCATGGGGTAAAGAGAATAGGTTTACCAGCTGCATCAATCATGTCAGCTGTGAGGATTGTTGCTAGGCGGACGGAAGTGATAGCATCTTCCTCGGTGTGGCCGGCGTCAAGAAAGGCGTCACGGACTACTGGCCAGTAGTCCCCATCCTTGACTTGACTGAGCAGCTGGTGGGCGCGCTTAGGGCCGATGCCACGAGCACCGGGGTAACCATCTGTCTGGTCACCGGTCAGCGCTTGCTCCCAGCGTTTGTAGATAGCAGCTTCTTTAGTTTGCTGAAAGAGTTCTTTGTTGTTCCAGATTTTGACTGGGAACTGTTGGAGGTCTTTATCTGGAGAGCAGAGGATGAAGTCGGGGTGTTTCCCGCTTGTGCAAGCGACTCCAAGAAGGTCGTCAGCTTCGAGCCCTTCCCTTTCGTAGGTAGGCCAGGTGTCTTTGGCCCATTTCTTGAGCTTAAGATACCCAGAAGGTTTCCGCTTGACTCGGTTTCCTTTGTAGTCTGGGAAGACTGTTTTCCTGAAGTTAATTGGGCTAGTTGTGAAGCAGAGCACATGTGTAGAATCGAAACGGGTCATGAGTTCCCGCATCAGCTGCTTGACGATCTGTTTGCCGCGCTTGAAGTCCCCGATGACAACAGTACATTCGGGGTTAAACTCCAGCTCGGTCTCAGATGTTGAGGCAGCTCGATACAGGATAGGGTCGAAGTCAATCAGTAGGAGGGTCATTGTGTTTGGTGAGGTATACGATGGCTTTAGCGAGCCTGAACACTTCCTCGTTCAGTAGCCCGATGGAGGTGTTGCAGTTGCTGCATAGGTAGCCGCGTATCTTGTTGGTGGCGTGACAATGATCTATGTGTAGCTTATCGGTTGCCTGGCAAATACCGCAGTAGGGCTCAGCGTTTAGTATTGCCCTATCCTCGTGGGTTAGATTGAAGCCATACTTGTGTTTGAAGTCTCTACAAGCCTGACACTCAGATGTGTGCCTCCATCTTTTTTCTCTGACAGACCACCTAGATGGGGCAGTCTCATACCCACAGTGCCTGCAGTTCAGGTACCTCTTAGTGGGTGTCTCCCCAATTTGCTCCGCTAACGACTTCGCACTCAAGAGCGATTCGGAAGTTGAATTTGGTTTGGACATCAGTCATTGATTGGTGTAGGTACTTGGTGACATCTTCGAGATCCTTGGGGTCAACCGACAACTGCACCTCGTCATGTACGAAAGCCATGTGCTGGACATCCATACCCTTGAAGTATCCGTTCATGTTGACCACCCAGTTCTTGCAGATGACAGCTCCAGCGCTTTGCAGTAGATAGTTCAGTGCAGCGTGTGGCTTCTTGATCCTGATGATGCGGCCATCCAGGCCCTTGAGTTGTCCGCTCTCAGCCTTACTGGACACAGCGTCCATCAGTTCCTTGAAACCTGTAAGACCGTCCATAACAGCCTTTCGGATAGCCTTACCACGAGAGACAGCCTTGGCCTTACTAGCGCCTGCTGCCAGGCCCAGCTTGGCGTTACCGCCGCCGTAGATCATGCAGTAGGTTACGGTCTTACCGTTCTTCCGATCGGTGCCGTAGATCTCTGCAAGCTTTGTGTGGATGTCTC